CAACAGCATTTACTGTAGTGAAATTAGCTGTCGTACCAGTTACTGTCGTACCTGTGATGTTGGTTGCCGTTGCATTAGTAAACAGTGCAGAGGTACCTGTTACCGTGACACCACTAAGAAGAGTACTGAATTTACCAGTGACAGAGTTTATTGTTGTACCTGTAAAGGTTACTGCCTTAACAGTAGAACCTTCAATAGCTCCACCAGTTATATTGGTACCACTGATAGTTCCAGAGACAGTAGCATTAGTTTGTACTATTAATCCACTTAAAGTAGATAAATTACTAACAGTAAGACCTGAAGAAGTAGTGGCTCCTGATACGGTTAAATCATTTTCAATTACCGTATTTCCACTGATAGTGCCGCCTGTGCGAGGTAAATAATGAATATTTAAATACGCTTTTGTTCCAGATATTGTTAACTTTTTATTCTTTAATCCTGGATCAGGCTCAGATACATTTACAACCGTTAATAGATCATCTTCTGCTAATTGAAGACCTGCCTGTTCCTGTAACTCGCTAATTCTACGATTCGCCACGACCTATAAATATGCATGCTTATTTAACAATTATAGGTCCAGTATTCTAGGGCTTATTTAACATTTATCTCCAGTCTTGGTAAAAACTCGTTAACAACATTCCAAGTAAATTGCACTCCGGTAACTAAACCACAAGATAAAGCTAAAATAACAATTATTTCTGCAATTGTTAGATTCCTTCTAACATAAATTACTTGAGGTTGAGGTGGCGAAATAGGTGCATTTTGAGCTAAAGTTTGTTGTATAGCCAGGTTCCTCGCACGAACCTTCATTTCCTCTAATTGTTCGGGTGTAATCTGTGGATTAACTGGTGGTTGACTAGGTGGTACTTGTTCTTCCATCACTGAAAAACTATTTATCTTTACATTAGCATCTAATCGACAGGAGTGGTATCATGAGACCAGGAATACGTAAGGGTTTGGAAGATATAGCATGGGAATTAAAGGGCATAAAAAATATTTTAGCGTCTATTTGGCATAGTCGTTATGAAAACAATTCCACAGATGTTTTAAACCCTCAAGCATTTGCTGATGAATATATAAGCACCGAAGAATGCTCTCGTAGACTGGGAGTTTCAGATCAGACACTTCGTAATTGGATGGCTTTAGGTAAAAAGAATCCAGAGAAAGGTTGGGTCGAAGGTATACATTATGTCAACGCTTCTCCTGATTCAGGTAGAAAAGCATTAATAAGAATACCTTGGAATCAATTAGTACAATCTTTTGCAAAGAATAGAGACTTTAATTCACAAGATTATCGTAAAAAAGCGTCTCCTATGTATATAACAACTAGCTCTGGTAAATTAACATGATAGCTCATCGATTTACTAACATCGATATAACAGAAGTTACTATAAAAAACTATAAACAAACATTATCTGAATCTTTACAATTACAAGTGGAAATGTTTATACCTCCAGAGGGATCATTTGATGATGGTTGTTTGAAAAGATATCTAGAAAATGTAAAAACTTATGAGGAAGAAGATGCTAATTCTAATATGACTTTAGCGAACAGATTACGAATTGCTTTCCAAGATATGAACCCAGATACTATTTGCGGTAAGTTTCCTCAGGCTGAGTTACCTTTAAAGAGACGATTACGTTGTGTAGCTGAATATTTAATTAGGTCAGGAGAGTTTAATAAAGTAAGAGATAAGGATGGCAAATTAGTAAAAAAGCGTGGTATTTTAGGAAAAATGGTTGTTCTTTATCAACCGATGCCTAAATTACTTGAATCACTCACCAGACAAGGACTGTTAAAAAAATGAATAGAAGAGAACGCCTAATTGCTTCAGTCATCGGGGAAGACATGGACCCCCAGAAGGCTGCTTTCCTAGAAACTACAATCAAATTTATCCTTGCAGATCAAGGTGAACAGTATATAAAGTACTGGAACCTCAAAGGACCTGGGGTTATGAGATTAAATGCAACACAGAAAACAGACGCTTGGTGTTCGTTAGAAGACTTAAGAGACGATATCAGGCTATGTGAGACTGTAAATAATGATGATCTAAGTGAAAGCTTGAAGAGAATATTAAACAGAGCAGAACGAATAGATCCTAAAAAGATGGCTGGCTACATGATATTAGATAAGAACGGTATCAGATATGTAGAGATTGATTATGAAAACTACGATAGATCAGATGCTGCTCCTTGTTCTATTGATTAATGCCCATACATGATGTCACCAAAAGGAGAGAAGACCTAGAATTAATTACTAATTATGACTTAATTGCATCTGCTCATGCTCTCTTAGAAGGTATCGAATTAGATGTAGCAAGTTCTAAAGTAGCTAACACATATGTAGAGGCTGATAGTTACTTTACTCCCAGTGATGACGGTCTTAATTGTCAACAATGGTACGGAAATGTATACCTCTTTCCTCCAAGTGGTGCATACTTTTGGGATAAGAAAAATGATAAATGGAAGATGACCCGTGCATCATCTCCGAGTTTAACTTCTTCTCATGCTGTATGGTTCCGTAAACTGTACACATCTTGGTTAGCAAAAGAAGTAAAACAAGGACTCTATTTTACAAATTGTCCCGACATGATTAGATATGAACAAAAGATATTTGACTTCCCTATTTGTATATTAAAAACAGCTCCTACATTGTTAAAGAATACAAGCAAAGGTGTGAGTTCGCATAAAACTTGTACTTCGTTTCTTGTATATCTCCCACCAATACAGGACTCTACAAAAATGATAGAAAAGTTCATAGATATTTATGGTGAAAAAGGTAGACTCCTTTGTTAGATTAGATATACTCGAAGAACACAAAAGAAGACCATGAGTATCTTATCTGACTGGGAAATTAAGCATCTTGTTGAAAAAGAAAACATGATAGAACCCTTTGTAGCAAAGGAAGTTAAGGAAGTAAATGGTAAGAAAACTCTCAGTTATGGTTTAAACTCTTATGGATATGACATTAGATTGTCCGAAGAGAAATGTTTACTCTTTGGAGGTACACAAACAGGCATGTGTGACCCTAAAGATTTTGACGCTGATATATTGAAATCTACCGTACTAAATGAAGATGAAAGAGGCAAATACTTCATATTACCTCCTTATGGATACTGCTTATGTAGAGCAGAAGAAAAATTAAAATTACCTAAAGATATAACTGTCGTTGCTGTTGGAAAATCCAGCTATGCGAGATCAGGAATATTCTGTAATATCACTCCAGCTGAAAGTGGATGGGAAGGTTATTTAACATTACAGATTAGTAATTGCACCTCCTTATTTAATAGAATCTATGCCAATGAAGGCATCACTCAATTGTTATTTTATAGAGGTAATCCTTGTGATATAGATTATCCAGAAAGGAAAAGGAAAGGTATAAATAAGCCAGTAGGAGTTTAATTATAAATAGAAAGCTTTACCGAACTGTGGCTTAGGTTTAGTTGCATACTCTGTAGCTCCTGCACCTGGTCCTCCAAAGTTACGTCCTCTGAGGCTTGGTAGTTCTGTGCCACCTAGATCTGCTTTACCTACTGGTATACGCCCTCCTAGAGATGGTTCATCAAAACCAGAGCGTTGTCTAAAGGAACCAGCTGCTTTTGCTGCTTTGAAGAATCTTTTTACTCTGCCTTGTTCATCATTTATATCTTCTACATCTCCACGTTTATCTATATCAATACGACGTAAATCCACATCATATCCCTGCTCAGGATTTAAGTCAGATACCTCTGATCCAGAAGTGCCTGAATCTTGTCTAGGGTCGTAAGTAGAATCGTAGAATCTTGCCATGATACCATTGTAAGAGAAAGAAATCATATCTTATATAGTCATGCTTGGTGCAACAGGTTTTTTAAATGATTTCGTCAAAGACGAGGTTAAATGCAGAGGTTTATCTGTAGAAGATTTTGGTGCTGAAATAGATAATGAAAAAAATGATATTCCTTTGTATGATATGTATAACCGAGGTTTAGCAGCATGCGAAGAAGGAATGGAGAGGAAAAACTTACAACTGGAAGGAAAGCGTCCGGGTTTGACAGGATACATTCCATCGATGGAGGAGGGAATGGAGAGTTATCCAGCAGTTTCAGTCAGACCGAGAACCCTTTTAATGGCCTTAGGCTCTCCGAATTCGAAAACAGGGAAGTAAATAAACCAATGGAAGAATGTACTGACGGATTTTGTCCGATGCCTACTGCTGCACCAGTAGATAATAATTTACACTTTTTCGATCCAGTAGAGAAGCCAATCCACTACGCAGCAAGTTCTGTAGAGTGTATAGATGCGATAGAAGCTCAACTTACACCAGAAGAGTTCCGTGGTTATTTGAAAGGTAACGTAGCTAAATATATGTGGCGTGAACGTCAGAAAGGAGGGGTAGAATCCTTAAAGAAAGCTAAGTGGTATTTATCTAGACTAATAGGATTAAATAGCTAAAGGCTCATCATCTTCATCATCTTCATCGTCTGTAAACTCTTTAGTTTTAGACAGTAAATCTAATAATTCGATATCCGTTGGAACATCGAAATCAATATCAACATTTTCTTCTGCCATAAGAGACTTCAGAGCATGCCATTCCATTAAACGCTGGTGATATAGGCTTAACAAAGCTAGGTAAAGCTGATCCCAGGTCATCTCGGTGGCTCTCATCTCAGCTTTCCGCATGGAAAACTGTAGCTCTAACGGAAGTTGAAATGCTTTTGGCTCAACTGAATTTTCCATTAGTTGTTACTATTTTCTAACCTTATTCTACGACTATCTATCAAAATCACCATAGGTAAGTTCGTAATATGTGTCGTTTTCTACAGGAATGTCTACATTTTTGACTTCAACGGCGAAAGTATTCATAAATTCAGTAAGAATATAAGGGTTCATTCTCTTCTCTAAATTAACTAAGGCTTGTATCTGATTAGGATGTCCGGAGTACTCTTTAACAGCAGTTAAAAGAATATTAGGTAAAGAGGCGACATTAGTATCCAGCTCTGATAAGAAAAGATTAGTTTCTTCTTGTCTTCTATGTAATAAAGGTCCTAACGCTTTGTGATTGGCATCAAATATCCAGCGGTTCATTTCATCTACAGCTGCATGATATTTAGAGGCATCAACATAATCAATCACACTGCTGTATAGAAAAGCTTCCCAGCCTATCGAATGTATAAAAGAGATCAACGCTTCTCGCATTGAACTATCTATGTCTAGATGTAATTTATCTAATTCAGAATCAATAACGTATATCTCATTGTTTAAAAGCTCTAAAGCTTTCTGTTTAGTTACACAATGTCCTGCTTTTACCGGAGAGCCGTCTGGATAAAACTGACTTCCATAACCAAAAGTATATGGATGTCCTCCAGTAACTGGGTCCGCAGCAGCTTTTTCTTTATATCCTTCGTACCTACAAATAATGTCAATGGCTTTGGAAAAACCGTGCATAATAGTAATCACTTCCTACTATTAATCATACACAATTTTATTTACCATTTCACCTTATGAGACCAATATCTAGCTGAGAATATATCTGGTTTTGAGTCTTGTGCATTATGTCTGGCATAGTAAGACTTCTTACGAGCTTTTTCTTTTGCTGTTTTAGGATTTTTACCAGCTCCTTTTACACCTTGCTGACCAAATCTTATAATCTTTTCTTTACCACCTTTACACGCTTTTACTACATGCGACTTAGTAGGATGACTAGGGGTTTTCTTAGCTTTATTACAGGCTAATTTATCCTTAGCTATCTTTGCTGCACTTGCTGCTTTTCTACGTTTATCAGACATGTGTAAGATTAAAAGAAACTACCAAAATTAAAACTCTTTTTATATTCATCTAATATATCTTTTCCTGACTTAGTTTTTCTATATGATCCAAATATACTTTCATCGTCATCGTCATCATCATCATCATCTGTAAAGACTCTGAATGAATCTGCTACGTCTCTTTCCTTTTCTTCTTCTTCTTTAGTTGTACCACCGTAGATATCAGAATCCTCTCCAGTAAGTCTGGAAATTCCGGCGAACGCAGCAAAAGGATCGGCTCTGTAATCTT